GACCACACGCCCGCCCTTCAGCTTCATCACGGTCGGCGCGTTGGCGATGTGGGCGGAGTCAAGCAGCGCCCTCAGTGCTCCGGTCGCCGCCCCTGAGAGGCCACCAATGAGGTGTGGCAAGCCGATGGCGTAGGCGCCACGCCACGGGATGAACTTCCACTCTACCAGCCAATCAAGTTTTTGCTGGGTCGGGTCTTGCTCATCCCAGTTACGGTAGATGGCCAGTACCTTCTCGCTGAAGGCGTCGATGGTGATGATGTACGGCGCATAATCGCCTTCGATGTCGGCGTAGGCGTGGATCTCGTAGAGATCCCGCAGGCCGTCCTCATCGTATGCTTCCCCGTCCTTACCCTCGACCTTGTCGTTGGCCAGTGCGGCAGAGGTGCGCTCTACGCTCTCGGGATCTCCGACTTCGACCTCACGGTAAAGACCGCTCTTCGTGCGACGATCGAACTCCATCCGGGTGAGGTGGAGCACATGCGTGACGCGCGGAGACGTGTAGAACGAGGTGGCGACGAAGGGGAGTAGGATGTCGTCGATCGGAACGAATTCGCACGCCGGTCGACGGAGGCGGTCGTCCCACCAGAACTTCTGGTACTGCGAGCCGCCCATCGGCAACTGCGTCAGCAGCTGTTCAAGCTCGGAGCGATACTCGCTGATCTGTGTCGTAAGCTGCCAGTTCATGTACTGACGCTTGCGCTCGGCGCGAGCCAGTTGTTCTTCCTGCAGGTCGCCTACGGAAGTGGTCTTGACCGGACCGCTCGGTGGGAAGAGTTCCTTGATCGCACTGGCAGCGAAGTCCACAGTGGCTTCGGCCAACACGGGGTGCACCACCTTGCTCGCCCCTTCGAACTCAGCCCCTCCGGGGGCGTCGTCTCCGAGGCCGGTGCGCCTGATGCCATCTTCATACTGCTTCTGACGTTTTTCTCGGGCCTTGCGGTCGGCCTCGATCGCTTCGAGGAACGAACTGGCGAGCTTGCGCTGCTTGCTTTCGTCGAGGGTCAGAACGAGGTTGTCGAGATGGTTGCCCGGCTCCTCGACGGCCTCTTCGGACGGAATGACGACGGAGCCATCTTCCAGCTCCAAGTAGTCGTCTGGGGTTTCGCCCAGCGTCAGGGGGTTCAGTTCCGGCATTGACGCAACTCCGATGTCATTTTTTCAATTTTAGCCCGGATTGGGGTTCGAACGCTACCCCCGCGTGACATTTGTCTTGGGGTCTGTTTTTCGACCATCGCATCGAGGTTCTGTTCGATCATGGCTTCGACAAGGCCACCTTGGGCGAAGCCTTCGAAAGCCCCGTTAGCGTTCTCCCACCACTTTGGATCGTTTATGATCTGGCGGTTGAACCACTCAGCATTGACCGACGGCTCGCCTTCGCCGGTCAGTCGATGAATTGCTTCATCGAACTGAGCGTTGGTGATGTAGCGATTGTCGGGCAGCTTTCGCAGACCTGCGTTCTGCAAGTCGCCGACATCGCTCCACTGGCCCGACTTGACGAAGTCCTGCACGAACGGGAGGTACTCTGGATTCGGAGCTTTGTTCTGCTTGCCTTTGATCTGGACGATGCGAGACGTGTCTGGATTATCTCGACGCCAAAAGTCTCCCGCTAATTTGTCAATCTCTTCTTCTCTTCCCCACTGACCTTCCGGGGAATCGATTCCAAGTTTCTCCATAGCTTCCTCAATATAATTGTCGGGGATGTCTTGTTGGCCTTGATTTCTAGGTTGCGGAGCCACCTCAATCGTCACATGCGGCTGACCCTTGGCGTCGCGAAGCGAGTAGATGCGACTGCGCCCGGAGTAGACATCATCGCAGTAGCCACCAACGCAGTGGCCCATGGTGTCACCTTCGTACTTGAGGGCGTCTTGTAGTGATTTTGTGCGCTCATTGCGGAAATTCGCAACTGCTTCGTCCCATTCTTTCGGGCCCAAATGCTTGTTGGCTTCTTCCCAAGCGTCAGCATCTTGCGCCTTCAACTCCACCCACCGCATTCCCTTCTCAGGGTACTCCTTGTGCAGCACTGTCGCCGCGTTGTTGGCGCGAAGGGCGTCGGCCTCAGCCTTCTGTGCGGCACGCCATGCGTTGATGGCAGAGACACGCTCCACAGCCTGAGGTACGCTGACGCGAGGCAGGGAGTTGGGATCGAGGAGCAGGTGACGCGGCAGGCCGCTCTCGGGGTTCATGGCATTGGAGAGTTCGTCGATGAGGTGGTCGAAACCAAGCGGCCCGGTTGTGGCATAGAGTTGCTCGTATACCGGCGTCTCGGGAGCAACTTTTGATAGCCATGGGTTCGCCTCGGTGGTACTCGGGAATCGCGAGGCGCCGGTCTTGGAGCTAAAAAAATCTTTGGCGCGAAGAGGATTAATGGCGACGTCGGTCATATACTCCCAACCACGGGCCAGCTCGTTCTTTGCTAAGCCTTCTTCTGGGAAGCCCCCCGCCGCTCGATTTCCGGTAAGGTAGTAACCGCTTGTCCGCTGCTGAGGTACATGGAGAATTCCGCGCTCCGCCAGTGCACGGATCGGGTCTTCAGGCGTCGCCATCTCGTTCTTGACGTAACGGGTGAGCTGTTTGTCGATCCAGTTGTTGATTGGAGGTGAGTCTTGAAGTCTGGCATGCTCGTCATCCGTAAGTATCTGACCTGTACGAGAATTCTTCCACTTAAAACGTAAAGAAGCAGGGTCCGTATAGTTGGTAGGAACATACTCTGATCTGTACCCTTCGAAGGGCACGTCCCGCCTCAGCCCCTTCAGCGCATCCTCCACGCTGCCGGTCAGCCAGTTGCCGCCTTTGTTCTTGACGACGCTGAGTGCACCACGCGGAGCAACGACAGGGTCTACATCACCTGCTTGGCTCATAGCGCGTTGGGCGAGGCGCTTCGCTGCTCCGGCTACGGAGCCGCCTCCCGCCAACTTGAGTGGGTCGATGTTCTCGGGAATCTCCGGCATGTCACCGGGGAGGCCGACTCGGAGCTTGGTAAGTGGTACATCAAACTCCGTGAGGTACTTACTCAGCGCCCCTTCGTTGGCGTACGAGATCGGGGTAAGATTCTCGCGCACGAAGGGCATCCCGGTCCCAGATTCGAACTGCTGCCCCGGAACCATGCGAGGGATGGCTTCGAAGTCCTCCGGCGAGGAGCGGGAGTAACGACGGAAGACCACCGGCACTTCAGCGTTCTCCCCTACTGCCTGCGAGAGTCCGGCGATGCGATGGCGTCCTTCGTGCCCGATGATCCGCCCATCATCGTCAAGGTAGAGCATCGGATGTGAAGCGCGGCCCTCCCAGTATGGGTCGTAACGTCCGCCGGTTCTCTTGACAATGCGGGCGAGGGATTCTTCACCCGGGACCGTCGCGTTCAGGAAGTCGCTGGCAGACACCCTACCGAGCGCCGCCTTCGAAGCTTCCGGGGCCATGCCGTAAGCATAATGGTTCAGCAAGCGTTGAATGCCCTGCTTCGAAAGGAATGGGAACTTAGCACCGTGCGCGTCGGAGATCGGCAGTATCGGTTCATCTCTGTAGGCAACGTTTGCCATCTGCGCCATGGCCAGAGTCGGATGTAACATGCTGAGCGCACTGAAGTACGGATCTTCTCCACCGATTCCACCCAGCGCAGCTCCGATCCCACCGCCAATCACTTTCCCAGCGGTAGTGGTGGGTACCGATAGCGACAACGGAGCCGTCATTCCAAGCAGGGATGGCTTTACGAGGGCCTTCTCCAAGGTCTCGCGCAACGCGTCGGAGGGGGCGCGTCCGAGTCCGGTGCTCTCAGTAGCGCCAGCGATATCGCGGCGAGTGGCTGCCTTGTACGTTGCAGCTTCGTCCTCAGCGCGTCGGGCGGCAGCTAACCGCTCACGCGACCACTCTCGGGCGTGCCCGAGTTCGACATCACGGTCCGCGAGTCGTCCAAGGCGAGATTGCCTGCGTGGATCTTTCAGGCCGGGGAAGTTAGACGCCATACGGATTCACCTTACGCTTTCTTTTGGCATAATAGTCGACCTCTTCAATTGGGTCGGCTTCTGCGTAGGGAAGCTCGAACCACCCGCCGTCCTTGAGGTAGATAACTGCTTGCGTGAAGGTGTCCACATAATCGTCATGCTCCGCGACGGGAAACTTCGCTAACTGCTTCAAGAACGGTTGCGCCCAGCTTACGAACTGTCCCGGATTCTTGGCAGACTCGGGAATCCAAAGAATGCCAAGTTCGAGGGTGGGAGCGGATTGATGCGCCCGACTGATTTTGTCCGCGTTGCCCGGATTGTAACCCACCGCGGGCACATTTGCCAACCGCAGGTCTTGCAGCAAGGACTGGCCAGACGCCTTGGCTTCCACCAACACCTGATCGGCCTTTCGCCCCTTGCGTGGTGGCTTGGAAGTTGCGCATGCTCCGTACAGGGAATGCCAATCGGATATCGTTCTCTGCCGGAGGTCCGGGTAGCTCAGGTGCTCGTCCCAAGCGTCCAGCAACATGGCCTGACGGATGCCGTCCTTGGTGAAGACCCCCCAAGTGGTATGAGCGGTGGGGTCCCCGGTGGTCTTCTCGGTGAAGGCGCAGTCGTAGCTCTGCAAGACGTATTCCAGCACCGGGAGCGGAGTATCATGCGGCCAGCGTTTGAAAAAGTCTACCTTCAGGATACCGCCGCCGCTAGGCACCGGGTCCTGTTGGAGCTGCCCAGCAGTGCCGTATTCACCGAGCTGTTGCTTAAGGGCGGTCAACTCCTTCGCGCCAAAGCGTTCCGGCCAGAGGAGCTCCCCTTTATTCGTACGTGGGTCGTAACCGATGCTGGCGGAGCAACTGGTAGTCCTCTTCAGCCCATCCCACTCTGCCGGCAGACAGAGGTGCTCCCATCCTCCGAGTTCGAGGATACGGCCGGAGACGTCTGCTTCGTGAAGGCGCTGCATGATAGTTACCATGGCGTCGTGCTTCGGGTCGTTCTTCCGGGTGGACCATACCATATCGAACCACTCAATGGCGGACTCCCGCATCGCGTCGGACTGCGCGTCCTGAGCGCCGTGCGGATCATCCAGCACGAGGCGGGAGCCGCCTTCGCCCGTCGCGGTGCCTCCGACGGAAGTGGCGATGCGGTAGCCGGTCTTGTCGTTCTCGAATCTCTGCTTCTGGTTCTGGTCACCAGTCAACATGAAGCGGTCGCGCCAGATACTCTGGTACCATGGGGAAGTAATCAGGCGGCGTGCCTTGACGTTGTCGCGGGTGGACAGCACGCTACTGTAGCTGGCGCAGAGGTACTTCTCATGTGGACGGCTCAACCATTCCCAGCATGGCCACATCACCGATACGATGGTCGACTTGGCATGGCGCGGCGGAATGTTTACCAGCAGCTTGGTGATCTCGCCGCGGGTGACGGCCTCAAGGTGCTCGCAGATGACCTGAAGGTGCCAGCCTTCCACAAAAGGGACGCCGGGCTCTACTACTGGCCATGCCTGACGTACGAACTCATAAAGGGAAGACTCTGCCCGGCGCCTTTTCTCCTCAGCTTCCAGAAGAGCAAGCAGGTCGCGCGGGTTCATCCCAAGGTGGACTTCAACAGAAGCTGTTTGAGGGCTTCTAGATCAGCATCCGAAACGCCCTTCAGATTGGACAGCAGTTCCATCGGTCCGCCACCAGCACCGGTGAGCTCCTTCTTCTCTGGAGCGTCGAGGCCGAGGTACTTGGCACGGCGTTGCTGGATTGCCAAACACTTGGTAATGGCATCAGTGTCACCATTGGCAGCGGCAGCGAAGGCAAGACGGTACAGCTGGTCCAAGCGTTGCAGCTCGAGGTCGATGACTTCCTGCCCGGGCTCCTTGATCGCATGCTCCATCGCCGACTTCACCAGCCCACGAGCGGATGCTGGGGTGGTTTCGAAGTGCTCAGCGATCTGGTCGTAGCTGTAACCGAACTTCCGCATCTCGAGGGCCAGCGCATGGCGCTCCCGGGTGACAGCTTCCATCTGGGCCTTCGACAGCTTCGATGTACGCGCCACGGCAGGGGGCTTCGGGAACGGGTATCGGGTCAGCCCGATCGGATCAAAGAACACAGCAAGACCTCATGGGTGGGAATGCGCCAAGGATACGCCATTCCGCCGCCCAAAAGCAACAAGCCCGCACGAGGCGGGCTTGAGGGAAGGGTTCTCTAACGGTAGCTGACGACGGAGACAGGGGCCGCGGCTCCCGCTAGACCGGAACCTTCAACGGTTACTTCTCGGCGCGGGGCGTCACCATGCCGTGGAACTGGCGCCAGCGCGCGAGCTGGGTCTTGATGGTGGAGGTGTTCATGTCCGGGTTCTTCTTGTGAACCTGCTCGATCACGACGCTCGGCGTCGGCTGGTCCCCCTTGGCATGGATCTTCTCGGCGATGTCCCAGACCAGAGCACTGGCGGTCTTCGGGGCCGGGGGAGCGACACCGTTCTGGGCGTCCGGGTTCGGTTTGCGACCGCGCGGAGCGGCTTCTTTGGATTCGGTTGCAGCGGGTTTGGCTTTTGCCATGGTAGTACTCTCCTGTGATTAGCAGCACTCGTGCAGCGCCGCGAGACCTAATACTAGTGAAGTCCCGCGGCACACGCAACACCTTTTTAGAACCTATGCCTCCTGATGCTTCTTCCACCTGCCGAACTGGACGGAGAAGGTGCCTTGCTTCACGGCCTCAGCTTCGCAGGCTGCCCAAGCCTCTTTGGAGGTAGGCATGCGCCCGAGCGACTTCTTGAGGCCGTCGCACAGCTCCCAGATGTAACCGGTGACGGTGCCATTCTTCGGCCGCTCCGGGTTAGAAAACTCCGTGGAACGCTCCTTCTTTGCGCTAGGGGCGATTTCTTCGCGCGGGGCATCCTTCCACCCGATGACGGGCTCCGGAACGCCCTTACGCTCGATCTCGCGCTCGAGGGAGGCCAGTTCGCGGTCGCTCTCCGGGTGCTTCAGCACCAGCTCGAATGCCTGTGCGCACATCTCCCCGAAGGACTTCTTCGGCTTGCCGCCAAGGGAGGCGATCAGTTCCTCGAGCTGCGGCACCGTCAGCTTGGCGAAGCCGCGGCCCTCGAGGGGCGGGCTGACAAGCTGGGCCTTTGGGTTCTCGTTGGCCACAAGGCGGGCATGCAGTTGCATCTCGCGGAGCGGGGAAACCAACAGGAGCTTGCAGCCCCCGTTGGTGACATCCAGCAGCATGTAACGGGAGCTCATGTTCAGCCCTTCTTCGAAACGAACCAGTGCTGGTACTGGGTCTTGGCGGTGCCTTCCGGCACGCCGGCGGCCACGCAGGCAGCCACGACATCCTTGCGACGCTCACCCACCATCTTGTCGGCGATGGCCCAGACGGTGGCGCAGTTACCGTTGCGCGGCTTGGTCTCGGCCTTGACCTTCTTGGGGGCCGACTTCGGCTCGCCGCGGAACTTGCCATCCTGTTCCACGATGTTGTAGTGCTCCGGGTTCTGACCGGCGGCCTTGATGGCGCGCGTAACGGAGGACTTGGCGGCAAACAGCTTGGTGGTGTCGAAGGTTTTCATCTTGATTCTCCTGTGCTTGGTTAAGGTTATGAACTTGTTCCTGCTGTCCATGTTTCCAAGTATACCCCTTTTTAAGAATATGGCACTCTTTTTTGGAATTATTTTTCGGTATTAAATTTGGGGTGATCCGTCAAATATAGGTGCAGCCAATCCAGAAATGCGCTAAGGGGGATGCTGACCCGGCAGGACATGTACTCGTGGTGGGCGGACAGGTGCCCCAGCATGACGACTTGCCATGGCGCTCGGGTTTTGCGGTAGATGAGGACCGGGATTCCTTTTACGCGGGTAGCCTGTTGCAACGTCTGCTCCCACCACTTATCCACCTGCGGATGCTCACAGAACTTTACTT